CTTGAAAAATTGTCTCCACACGGGGATGTGGTGACAACATCCGACATAACAATAAAGCCGATTGGCTCGAACTTTGTCGATATGCAGTTTGCAAAGCTTCTTGAGTATTATCAGAGGCAGGCTTTGTTTGCCTTAAATATGTACCCGATTTTGCTTGGAATCCCGGAGGGTTCTAACAAAGCAAGTGCTGAAGTTCAGTTGAAGGCGTTTGCATATCACATCCGTGCAAAGCAAGCGGAGGTTGAATTTTTCGTTAACACAATGTTGTTCCCGAAGCTGTTTGGAGAAAACAATGATGTCTTGGTAAAGTTCCGTGAGGTTAACACTGATGAGCTTTTGAAGAAAGCCACGGTGAGATTGTACGACGGAAGGGCATATTCGCAGTTGGTGAAGCTTGGAATTTTGACTCCAGAGGAGGCTAAGCAGAAATTCATCGAGGAGGTCGAAAAGCAGTGACAAAAGTTTCAGATATGTTCATTTCGATAGAGTCAAGGCTCGAAAGGATAGAGGACAAGCTAGATGACCTTACGGTTCAGGTTACGAGGAACGAAACAAACATAATGAACATGAAAGCCTTTGATGCGAAGGTTATGACGTTCATCAGTGCGGTGGTGTATGGTCTGTTCAGGCTCGTGGAAGCCTTTGTTTTTAGAAAACCTTAAAAACCAAAATAGACTAACAGAGTGATAGTATGATTAGTTTTAACATACCAATTAATAAAGCTGCGAGTGTTCAGGGAGACTTTGTGGTCGAGGGAGTGGCAACATCGACGGTTGTTGATGTTGATGGGGACAAAATTAGTGAAGAGCTGACCAAGCGTTTGGTGAGGGAATTTATCGGAAAGCCGATAATTAAGGACCACAACCGGAGCGTCGATGCGATGGTTGGGATTGTCGAGGACGCTTGGAATGATGAAGGAAAGGTGTTTGTTCGTGCAAAGATTTCAAAGACTGCTGAGCGGGAAAGAACACTCCTGCAAGAAGGGATTTTGAAGAGTTTTTCAATTGGCGGGTATGTTCCTGCCGATGGTTATGACTATGACAAAAATGGTAATCGTATAATCAAGGAGTTGAGGATTGAGGAAATCTCATTTACCCCGACTCCAGCAAATCCGGAGGCGAATGTGATGGCTGTAATTGCGAAATCTGCTGCAAAGGTAACGAATGCTGAGTGGGAAGCTCCTCCGCAAAGCATTCGGGATGAACTTCCTGCGGACTACTTCTTGCTTCCGAGTGAGAGGAAGTTTCCGTACAGGGAGTGGAAAGGACCAAATAAAGGAGCTATAAACTGTAATGGTCTCCGTGCTGCAATAACTCGTGCAGCACAGCACGGATATGCCGAGGTGGAGCGGAAAGCTCGTGAGTTGTATGAACGGCATTGTGCGGTAAAGAAGTCCTGTGGTTGTGAGGAGGGTGGTGCTATGGATGAAAAGAAAATTGAGAAGGAGGCTGAAGAGAAAGCTCCACAGGAAACGGCTGAAGAAAAGGTCGAAGAGCCTGTTGAGAAGGCTGCCGAGGAGGAAAAAGTCGAGAAGGAGGCTCAGACCGTGGACGTCGAGGAGATAAAGAAGTCCGTAGTTGAAGCCGTGAGGGGGGAGCTTGAAAAAATTGAGAAAGCCTTTAGTGAGAAGCTGGAGGCTTTCCGGAAAGAGGTTGAGGATACCTTTGAAAAGAAATCCTCAAGGGAGTCTCTTGTCAAGAAGATTGACGAGAGCAAAGTTGGAAGAATACTGTTTTAAGGAGGGTGGTGTAAATGACTTTGACTGTTGGTACGGACTCTGCGGGTGGTTATCTAACTCGGAGTGCCTATGATAGAGTTCAGGAACTCGTGTACAAGTACGGATTGGCTCGAAAAATTTTGCCAATAGTGCGACTGGACACTGACAAAATTGACCTGCCGAACAGCGACAGTTCTGGTGTGACGGCGTACTTCGTGAGCGAGGCTGGTTCAGTGACTGCAAGTGAGCCGACCTTTAGCCAGACAACCCTTGCTATGAAAAAGCTGAGGGTTAAGGTTCCGATAAGCCAGGAGCTTATTGATGATGCTGAAGAGGATGTAGAAAGCTATGTGCTTGATATGATGGCTAATGCGATTGCTCTGAAGGAGGACACTGCGATTTTCAAGAGTGGGGGTGTGTCTGGTTCTGGTGTTACCAGCTTCATAGACACGAGCAATATTGAGAGCAAGGATTTGGATGGAGCATATCTTACTCCTGATGACATAAGCCTTGCTATTGCGACACTTCAGAGTAATGGTGTTGAGAGGAGCAACTTGGTTCTGGTTGTGCATCCGTTGACCGAACACTATTTGAGGACGCTGAAGGACAACAACAACAACTATCTGTTCAATACGCTGAACGCTGGTAATCCGATACTCCAGACTGGTGCTGTTGGTCAGATAATGGGTGTTCCTGTGTATTCGACTTCGGTGTTTGGGACTGCTACTGAGCAGGACTCTCAGGCGCAGGACTTCACCGGAACAGACGCACTTCTGTTCGACAAAAACGCTGCTGCTCTGTTCATGAGAAAGGACATGTACAGGGAGCGTGACAAGAACTACGACACTGACGTGTGGAACATCTACTTGACCGAGAGAATGAACTTCAACGTAAGGCATCCGAAAGGAGTTTACCACTTTGACAAGGTAAAGGTTGCATAAACAACCTTTATTTTTTATTTTTTTATGGTTGATGTGTTATGGGTTACGTGACGTATGCTGAGGTTACGGAGTGGTTCACTCCAGATGAAGCCCAGGCTACCGTCGAAAAAATGATTGATTGGGCATCCTCGGTTGTGGATTTAGAGACTGGGACGAGGTTTGAGTCAACGTCGAGAATTGACACTTTCATTGGTGACGGGTACACGAGGACTTTTTATTTGAGGAAAACTCCGGTAATTTCTGTGACGAGTGCAAAAATTATTGATGATGATGGTGACGAAACCTCAACCACTGTTGAATATTTTATTGAGGATACCGGGAAGGTTGTTCTTGAGGATACGGCGTCGGAGGGTTATCGGGTTCAAATTCAATATAATTATGGGGATACAGATAATTTGAGCCTTGCCAAGCTTGCCACGATTTATCTTACGAGGCTTGGGTTGGAAATGATGAAAATGGGTGGTGGAGCTTTTCCGAGTGAGGCAGTGAGGCTTGGCGACATCGAATATAGAGTATCAAAGGAGAAAGAGTTGCGTACCATCATTATGGACGTGAACGACATATTGTCAAGGCTTAAAAAAATAAGGGTATATACGCCAGATAGGAGTGATAGATATGAAGATGTCCGTAGGTTTTGAGACCTTCTACAAGGCAGCCAAAGGTACTGGTGCGGATGGTGGTCTGCACGCCTCAGTGTATTACGTCGTCAGCGACCCGTACATTGAAATGTATCTGCCCCTGAGCAATGGGGTTGTTTTGCATACGTCTGTGGTCAAGGATGACGTTGATGCACAGAAGCTGAGGGAATTGACTGAAAACGGTGTGCCTTGTGTTAACGTACTTGCTTGAGCGGGTTTTGGATGTTTATGGGGAAAATATCACGGTTAAAGTGATTTCTCGGAGTTATAACGATTACGGAGATGCTACCGAGACCGAAACCACGAGGGAACAGAAATGCATCGTGATTTATGCGCAGAGGGCTGATGCGAGGGCGTATCCGTTTGCGAATATGGACGAAATTTCTTCAGTTTTGTATTCGAAGACAAAAATTGATGAGGGGGATAAGGCTGTCTTTGATGGGAAAACCTGGGTTGTAAAGGCTGTCAGAAAAATAAAGGATTGGTATGCGATGGGTCTCCAGGAGGAGATTTGATGGGTTTGGAAAGCAAGCCACGTTCTGTTCCAGTTATTTTGAATGATGTTTACACGCAGTCGCTTTCTCGGTTGAGGGTTTCAAATCTTCCGATTGAGCTTCAAACGTTTAGGCTTTTTGAGACAGATTTGCCAGTCGTGCAGGGGAACAACATCGTGCTGTGGAACGGAAGCAGTAAAATTGTAAAGGTCACGAAAACAGTGATATTAAACATTCTGACTTCAGAAAGTTCTGGACCTCCTCTTTCCGTTTCGTATCATTCAATTTCTTCCTATTCTGGCGGAAATTCTCTGACCATCAAGTCACATGATAGTGATGACAGCCCACCGTCTGGATTGGTTGCTCTCAAGGACGCTACGGTCACGACGGTGAAAGAGCTTGAGCGTTCTATGGCTTTTCCTGCAACTTCTCCTTCGAGCTATGCAGGGCAAAAGGTTCCAGAGGTTATGAATGTTCCGGTTGAAGCCAATATGGGAGCGAAGGGGGTAATTCTTCACCAGAATGAGGGTCTTGCAATGATTGTTAACAATACAATTACAGATACAACCTTTGATTTTGTCATGGAATTTTTGGTTGATGAATAAAAAAGTTTTTAAAGCAATAGGCTCCAGAATGTTTTAGTTCATCAAGAGAGATGGACGGTTGAGCCAAGAGAGGCGATTTGAGTGGTAACTGTAAGTTCTGCGTGGCAAAGTATTTACGATGCGATTAGTTCCAACGTTTCTGACCCACTTTCTCGTGGGGAGAAGTGGATTTTTGGTTCTTATCCCGACGTCTATGCAAAGGATTTTCCCGGATTTCCGATAATTGTAATTCAACCTGTCAGCAAATCAGAGAAGGATTATGATGTCGGGACTTCCTCGAAGAAGGAACAGGTTATTGTGTCCCAGATTGAGATTTACTCAAAATCCGCTTCTCAGGCTGACTCTCTGGTTGACTCCGTGCTTTCTGCGGTTGAAGATGTTTCCCTCTACGACAAGGTCGTTGAGCGAGTTGAATACAGCTTCGAAGATGTTGCAGGAAGCAACGTGCATGTTAGGGTGATTTTGGTAAGGTGGGTGATTTATGCTTAATGTCCAAATTTCCGGTCCCGGTCTTTCTCTTCCGCAAAGATTATTCCGAATTCCAGACCGTCTGGTTGAAAAATATTCCAAAGACATCCTGAGAGAAATAAAGAGAGAGACTCCTGTGAGGAGTGGGAGGATGAGGTCTGGTTGGGAATTGAGACGGGGAACTAAAATGTGGAGATTGACGAACAAGGTTCCATACGCAAGGTTTGTAGTGCGAGGAACGAGGAAGGTGATTTACCCAAGAACAAGGAAATATCTGCGTTTTGTATCAATGGGTAAAGTTTGGTATAAGAGATGGGTTCGTGGTCAGAGACCAAGACCCATTTTATATAATGCTATTCGCAGAGCGAGACCACGTCTCGCTGTTGCAATGAGAAAAATCTTGATGGGGGTGTAAAGAGATGGTGAGTGTAGTACAGCCTGGAGAATTCGAAATATGGATGTGTCCGGCGGGTGAGGACCCATTCACTTCTGAAAACAAGGAGGAAGTGCTGGGTGTCAGGGAGTTCGAGATACGGCTTCCAGAGAAGGACGTTGAGTTGCACAATGCGATTGCTTCGACTGCTGCGGACAGGTTTTTGGTGATAGACAAGACAGCGACTTTGGCAGAGGTTACTTTGAGGGATGCGATATTTGACGGTGACAACTTCAAGGACTATTTCTACGGAAGTAGCTATGCTGAAAGGACGACAGATACGCTGGCAATTGGAATAAGGTTCAAGCGTGCAGACAGCAGCAATGCGGACATAGTGTTGGATAATGCGAGGGTTACTTCGATGGTTCCGAAGGGTGGTGCTGAAGGTCAGGCTATTGCTGATGTGGTGATAAAGGCGTCTCCTGCTGACACGACTCTGTCTGTGGCGTGAGGGTGATTGAATGAGCTTGAGCGTGCTGCTTGGTCACCCGAAGAAGGTCAAGGTGAAATTGCTTGAGGGAGACATAACACTTGAAATAGTGCCGATGACAACGAAGGAGCTTGTTCCGCTTCTTGACGTTGACGAGAAAAACAAGACTGCTGCATTGAAGGCTACGAAAGACCTGGTTTACAAAGTGTTGAAGCACAACTTTCCAGAGATAACTCCGGCAGACGTTGAGAATATGCCGATATACAATCTGAACTCAATACTTGATGCAATACTTGACGTGAACCAGTTGAAAGGAGAAAGAAGCCCTTTAGAACTGCGCAAGTGAGTGGAAGATTTGTAGTCGTGCAGAACTACAATCCTTCCTTTTTCTTCTACTTGCTTGCGAGGGAATTTGGGTGGACTGAGCGGGAGATTGCAGAGGCTCACGTTCCGTTTGTGATGTCTCTGCTGGATTGTCTTGAGCAGGATTACGATATGAAGCAAAGGGAGTTGGAGAGATATGGTAAGAGAGCCTATTGACATAATTATTCGGGGAAAGGATGAAGCGAGTCCGGCGATAGATAAGGTTACGGTGAGCCTTGGGAGGCTTCAGCGTGCTGTCAAGCTTCCGACGGAGGGAATTAAAAAATTCAGCACTTCCGTGTCAAAGGCAACGAGGAGTTCTCGTGGTAGGTTTATGGAACTCTATTTCAGTGTTCTTGGTCTCCAGTTTTCACTGATGTTCTTAAACAGATTAATTACATCTTTTACTTCAAGCATATTTTCGGCAACGCTTGAAGCAACGAACTATTCTGGAGCTTTGGCTGAGATAGATGCACAGAATAAGTCTGCCTGGCAGGGCATGCTAGTTACGATAGGAACGAATGAGAAATTTGCAGAAGGTTTGAAGTCTGTAAGGGAACTCATAAATTCTCTTGTCAAGTGGTTTGGTGATTTCATTGATAAGCACGAGACTTTGGCAAGTATTCTTGGAGTTCTGGCTGGACTTCTTCCAGTTGTTGTTGGTTTTGTAGCGGCGCTGGCTGGATTATTTATGGTGCTTGGGAGCAGTAAGCTTGTTATTGGTGCAATTGCAAATATGGTATCGTTTGGTGGTTCTCTTGGGGCTGCAAGTGCTGCCGGGTTGCCACTCATTGCAGTTGTGCTTGCTCTTGTTGCTGCCATTGGTTTGCTTTACTTTGCATACAAAAACAATTGGTTTGGGTTCAGGGATATGATTGACAAGATGAGGGCATTCTGGTTTGCCTTTACCCAGAGATTGAAAGAAGGTTGGAAAAATGTGTTGTCGGATATGTTCATAATTACTCTGACGAAAATGATTAACCATGCTCTTGGGTTGTTCAAAAAGTTTTATTCAATGTTTGACAGAATTCTTGGAACGCATTATGCAAGCTCAATTGATGAAATAATGTCGCAGTTTGAGCGTGCAAAGAATCTCGGAACAGCAACGTTCCAGACCTACTATCACGCTAAGCTTGCAGAAATACAGGCTGAAAGGGCGAGAACTGAAACTGGAGAAAAGGGCGAAACCCTTATCGTAAATGGCTTGACGTTCAACGTGTCAAGCCGTGAGGAAGTGTTTGATATTCTCGACAGGATGATGAGTTCCGGAAGGGAACTGGCAGGTGATGTTGGATGAGGTTTACGAATTCTGCGATTGGGACGGTTGAGGTTAAGGTTGTAAGTGACAACATTGACATTGAAATTGGAGCGCAGTCTTTCTCGACACAGGAAAACTTGAGTTTTACAAAGACAGGGTGGCAAATAAAGCAGATTAACACTGTTAAGGTTTCTTTCATAATTGACTTCGACAGCAACTTTTCAGTGGCAACCTTGAGGAATATGCTGACAAGTGGCAACTATGTTATTGTTCAGGATAGTAGATTTGGGACATTCAAGTTTATTCCAACGAGGGCGAGGTTGCTTGAGAAGGGAGATTATGAGTCCCATGCGAGTGTAATGCTTGAGGGTGAAATTATAGAATG